GCGGCAAGAAGCTGAAGGTGAGCCGGATTCAACCGGTGAATCAGACGCAGGTCTGCAACTTCCCCCAAGGCCCCTCGGGGACCCTGTTCGTTGCTGCGGGCACGACCGGCATCCTGACGGCTCGTCCACAGCGCCCGTTCCAGACGGAGCGCTTTGCGCTGCCGTCGACGTTGTCCCCGTTCTTTGCCATCAACGACCTGGTTATCGGTCGCGACTCGATGTTCGTGAACAGCGAAGCTGCGCACGGCGACATCTTTTCGCAGACGGGCGTGGGCGTGGCCCTCTTGGGCTTCATCGCTCGCCCCGGCATCGATATCACGTTGACGGTGACGAATATCGACACGAACGACCACCCTTTCTACGCGTCGATCATCGGGCCCGCCTGGGTCTGAGACGGAGCAAGCGCCATGGGTTTTCGGCTAGTCACAAACGTCGGCGTCGGTACCCGCGATGGGAAAACGCTGGCGTTGCTCACTCAGGGGTTTCTGAGGGGCGTCGTAGCCTGCAACCGCGTGGCGATTAGAAGCGCAAAGCGCAAGGGTCGGCCCTTGCCCAAGCTGTATGAGAGCGGAGTCCGTTATGAACGCGAACCGTGGCCCGTTGGGGTCGAAGAGTTCGCAGACATCGTGACAATTCTCCGCCGCGGCTGGGGCGATTGCGACGACCTTTGCGCGGCTCGCGCGGCTGAGCTGCAAGAAGAGGGGGAACCCGCGGACTGTCGTATCTACTGGCGCCGTCGCTGCAAGTGCGGTGCGTGGGACGACGGTTCCGGCAAGTGCCCGGCGTGCGGTCGCACGCCGGATGGGCCGTTGAAGATGCATTGCGAGGTGAGGCGGGGAATCTGCTTCGCGTGCAAGCTCCGGCTGAATGTTGTCAACGGGCGCCATGTGTGCCCCGGCTGCAAGCGCAGCGACTCCGGAAAGATTGAAGACCCCAGCCGCTTCCTGGGGCTGTGAAAGGACACAACGAACGATGCTCCCTGTCATTCTCGGTGCGGCTGGTCTCGGTGGGCTGATGTGGTGGGCGCTTGCGGATCATTCAGCAAGCGGCGCCGCTGGTGACACGGTGCCTGAACGCGTGGTGAAAGCCGTGGCTGCTGCGGTCAAGAGTGGTGACCCCACCGTGATGCGCAGCGTGGCGACCACGCTCCGTAACGAAGGCTTCGCCAAGCAAGCCGCGTCACTCGAGGATGCTGCGAACGAGCTGGCCAACGCCATCAAGGGCACGCCCGCCGCCAAGCCTGGTAAGGCGCAGCAGCCCGTGACTGGACGCGGCAAGCTCAATCCCGCGCCGCGCGCTGATAGCGCCTCCGCACGCCGGCAGGCGGGCACTTTGGCGCAACTCCTGTCGAGCATGACGCTGAAGGAAGCGCGCGGCTCAACCGCGGTGCAAGCGGCCGTGAAGGATTACCAATTGCTGGAAAAACAGCGCGGCCACTACGTGGGTAACATCGATGGCTTGTATGGCCCGAAGTCGGCGCTCACTCTGGCGCAAGATCACGGCATCGTTCCGCCTCATCCGCTGTACTGGCCAAAGAAAGACATTAAGGGCGCCAAGGCTGTCTACCAATCGCAGCTCGCGAAGTTCGCAGCGGCGGACCCCCAGCGCCGTGAAGAGTGGAACCAAGCGGCGCACGTCGACAACGACTGAAAGGAAAACCATGGGCTTTTTCTCGAGCATCAAAAACGCGATCAAGAAAGTCCCCGTCGTGGGGTCGCCGCTTGCGGCTGTCTACGGCGTGACCGTTGCGCCCGCTGCGCTCGCGGAAAGCATCGCGAGAGGCCAGCGCGTCGACAAGGCGCTCGTCGCCAACTTTAAGGACCAGGTCAAAGACGTTAAGACGATTGCGCCCTACGCGCAGACGGTCGTGACGTTCGTGCCCGGCGTGGGCACGGGGGTAGGTGCCGCTCTCGCCGCTGCGACGGCGCTCGCCAACGGTCAACCGCTGAGCGCGGCCGTGCTGAGCGGCATCAAGGGAGCCATCCCTGGCGGGCAGCTCGCACAAGGCGCTTTCGGCGCGGTGCAAGCCGTCGCGCAAGGTAAGTCGCTCGACCAGGTTGCGCTGAGCTCTCTCCCACTGCCGGACGCGCAGAAGGCGGCGCTGAAGACGGCGCTCAGCGTTGCGAGCAAGATCGGAAAGGGCGAGCGAGTTGACGCCATCGTGCTGGATACCGCGCTCAAGCAACTGCCGCCGGATGTCCAAAAAGCGGTGCACGTGGGGCTCGCCGTCGGCCACGCGGCGAACATCCAAAAGAAGAGCCACGTCGCCGCGAAGAAAGTCGTCAAGGTGCTCAACGGCGTGAATAGCAAGAATCCGACGCAGCGTAAGGCCGCGCTGAAGGCCGTAGCCGCGACGCAGGCCAAGGCGGAAAAGGGTGACGCCAAAGCGGCCGAGATGCTGACCTTCCTGGGTCGTCACGCGGCTGCGCAGCGCGTGAAGCGTCGGTTCCGCGTGCACGCCAAAACCGGGATGGTGCTGCGCGTAGGTGCGGCGTGATGTGTGGCGTCGTAGCTTTCTGGCCCTCGCTCTCGGAGTGCTCGCCGTGGGGGATGCGGTGAACAGCGCTCAGGAGCTTGCACGGGCGGTGTTGGCGGGCACGCGTGCTGCGCTGCGCTCGAGCATCCTGCGCATGCTCGAGCCGCAAGACGGCGCGTGGGTGAATAACAACTTCTGGGGCGACCAGCGCACGGCCCCGCTCCCCGAGTCCGAGGGGAAGGTCGTCAGCATCCTCGCGAAGAACACCCACATGTACGGACCGCCCGCTGTGCACTCGGTGCAGGTTGCGCGTGGTGATGGCACGGTGCCTGCCAATGCCGACGTGCGCGGACGCGTTTCGTACGGCTGCGGCGGTGCCTATAACTCGTTCGAGTTCGATTGGATTCACGGCGCGCAATTCTCTCTCGTCTGCAACTCGCTCACGCTCGAGGCGGTGACGTACGCGCCGCGCGCCTTGTCGCCGTACCAGGCAAGCGGCGCGTCGGTCTTCTTGGCTGCGGCGGTTGCGAAGGGCACCACCGTTTCGCAAGCGCAACTGACGTACACCGAGCCGGGCGTTATCCTCGACACGGGGCTGGGCAACACTGCCACTTATGACGCGGTGGACTTCGCCCGCGCCGTGACGGTGTTCAATATCCGGAACGATGACCCCTCTGTGCCGACGGGCATCATCCTGGACTTTATCGATCTCGGCGGTTCGCTGATCACTCGGTACGATATCCAGCTGTGTGCGGGCGGCGCTCGCCTTCCGCTGCCCGGCAACACTGCCCGCGTGAGCGTGACCAATGCCTCGGGCAGCGACGCCGTGATTCAAGTCATGTGGTTCTTGGGGCTCTGAATGCAAGTCGATTGGACTCAGGTTTTGCTCGCCGCCATCACCACCTTGGGGCCGGTGCTGTCGGGGTACTTCGCCGCTCGAGCGGGGCGCCACTCGCGCCGCGCCGCTGTGAGCGCTGACAAGGCCGTAGAGGCGTCCCTGCGCCCGCCACCCGGAGGTGCCGAATGATCGATTACAAGGCCGTACAAGCGGCACTCAACAAGGCCGGTGCGACTCCCCCGTTGAAGGTGGACGGGGTCTGGGGCGACAAGAGCCGGGCCGCGCTGGTCGCGTTCCAGCGCTCTCACGCTCTGGTAGTCGACGGCGCCCTGGGGCCCAAGAGTTTGGCGGCCCTGGGGCTGGCCCCCGTGGGGGCGCCTGTGAGCGCCTCTGGCGCGTTGCCGGTCTCGAACACGCCAGCCGGCAACCCGAGCGATGTGAACGCCTACCAGGTGGCAAAGCGGGCCGCGCCGACTCTCACGGAGCCAGAGCTGCAATACGCTCTCACCGTGGCTCGCGGCGAAGGGCGTTACGGCCTGGGCTGGTCCAAGGCGCCGACCGATCCGGTTGCGGTCGCGTTCGCGAAGTCCAAGGGGCTGACCGGTACCGAGGGCGCTGGCTCCAACAACTGGGGAGCCGAGCAAGGCTCAGGCGACGCCGGCAGCTTCCCTCACGTCGACTTCGGCTGGCGCAATCCGGACGGCACGCCGTGGAACAAGAAGGGGCCTCGGGTGTGGCTGCCGTACATCGGCAACTACAAGCGCCATTCGACTCCGGAGAAAGGCTTTCAGAGCATCGTGCGCACGCTGTACGGCGGCGGCACGCGTGGCGCTGCCGGCGCGGCTGCGCTCAAGGAAGCCATCGCTCGCGGCGACCTGGAAGCGGCCGTCAACGCGCAGCACGCAAACGGTTACTTCGAGTTGGCTCCTAGCGAGTACTTGAAAGCCGTGCGCCGAAACTACGCGGACCTGACCGCGGCGCTCGGCTGGAAGAATCTGCTCGCTGGTGCCGTTGAGAGCGCTGGCGGTATCCTGCTCGCGTTGCTCGTGACGACCGGCATCGGTGCGGCCGTCTGGTGGTGGAAGCACAAGGGAGGCGGAGCCTGATGCGCGACGACGATGACGACGACGCCAGCGGCGAAGGCTTCATTCCGGTTGCTGCCGCGTGCGAGCAGAGCGGCTTCACGCTGCCTCAGCTGCGCGCCGTGGTGAGCGCGGGGCTTGTCCGCACGCAACGGGTGCGCGGCTCGCTGTGCTACTGCGTCGAAGACTTGGAGCGCTTGGCAGGCATGCCGCGCGTTGCCGAGCCTGACGAGCCAAGCCCGATGCTGGCCGAGTTCAAGGCCGTGACGGACGGGTACCGCGCGATGCTGGACATGGCCCTCCGCCAGACGAAGCAAGCGCAGGATCATGAGCGAGCGCTGATTACTGCTTTCAGCAAGCCGCTCGACCAACTGGGCGAGGGCTCGAAAGCGCTCGTCGGCGCCGTGCTCGACCAGAATAAGCAACTCGTGCAGCGGGCGACCGACGGCGACGCGGCGCGGCTCGACTTCGTTAAAGCAGCCGAGGCGATGCTACGTGACCAACGTGTCGAGTTGCGCGAACAGACGGAGCTTGATCGAAAGCACGAATTGCGTCGCGAAGTGTGGGAGGGCGTGAAAAAGGCGGGCCCGCATTTGCTCAAGGGCTTGCAGGCGACGACGGGCGCCGACCGGCTAGATGCGGCGATAAAGCTGAAAGAAAAGCTGGACCCCGCGAAGGTCGCCGCGCTGATTCACTACAAGCTTTTGGGCGACGAAGAGATCGACTTGCTGTGCACCGCGCTCGAGCTGGACCGCGCTGCCATTGAAGCCATGAACCGCGCTGCCGACGAGTCGGCGGCTGAAGAGCCCAAGGCGGCCGAATGAGCAACGCGAGCGAGATCGAATCCATCAACGCCTACCTGCTGGCGAACCCGGGGCGCACGGGCGCGGCCGTCGATGCCTTCACCGATTGGGTGGTGTGGTACGCGCAGCACGGCGCGACCGAGGCTGACCTCGCTCACGCGCGCCAGTTGCGCGACGCATTCGACACCGCGCAAGGCGGTGTGACGCTCGCTCCTGGCTTCTACTGGATAGATGCTCTGAACGATGCGGCGTTGTCGCTGTTCACAAAGTGGCGTCGCGCTTACGGCGTGGTGGTACGCAAAACGTCCGAAGACGTTGCCAACCATCGCGCGTGGCTGCTGTTCGAGGTCAAGGCGCCCGCGCTCTGGTCGCTGGGGACGCAGATTGGAAAGCCAACGCCGGGCACCAAAGACACCGATGTGTCCGCCGCCGGCGGCGCTGAGCCGACCATGAATGTGCTCGACCAGGTCGCGGAGAAACTCTCCGTCGAAAACTTGGGTGCTGCCGCGACGACGGGGCTCAAGGTCGCTGCTGTGCTCGGCGCCGTCGCGCTCGTCGGTGTGGTCGTGCTGGGGCCGAAAGTCGCGAGCATCTACCTGGGAAGGAAGCTGTAGCCATGTACAACACTCAATGGTTCTTGCGTGCGGGGCAGGGCGGCGCGCTCGTGACGGGTGAGACGGGCGAAGCTCTCACCTTTCAGCCAGACGGCACGGTGCATGGTGGCGGCGCGAGTCTCCAAGTCCTCATGTCGTCGGCGTTCAGCGCTGCGCGCAATCAGGAGATTCTGCAAAACGCGCTCGACCGCGGCGGCACGCTCGAGATCGGAAACGGCACGTTCGCGTTGCTCGGTAACCTCGTTATGTCGAGCAATACGCACTTGCGCATGGCGCCGGGGTGCGTGCTCGATATCTCGGCCGCCGGCGCCGTCGATTGCTTGCGTGCGTTCGGCACTGAGGCTGCGACGACGGCGCTCACCGTGGACGCGGCGAAGGGGGCGACGAGCGTGACGCTTGCGGATGCCTCCAATCTGAGCCCGCGTGACTGGTTCCGCGTTGCCTCGAATGCCGTGTTCGACGCGAGCAGCACGAACAGCAAGATTGGTGAGTTTGTCGAGGTCAAGTCTGTCGCTGGCAACGTCGTGACGCTCGAGGCGCCGTTGGCAGGTGGCCCCTACCTCGTGGCGGATACCGCTGTAGCCAGTAAGGTTACTTGGATCGAAAACGTCCGTGTGAGCGGTGGCAAGGTGCTCGGAGGTGGCACGCCTACGTCGGCGGGCGTGGATACGGACTGCAACGGCGTGCGCATCTGGCGCGGTCGAGATTGTATTGTCGAGTGGACGCAGTTCGAACGCTGCGACCTGAGCGGCGTTTGGTTGCAAGACTGCATCTTCACCAAGGTTGTGGGCTGCGACTTTCGCGACGCCGTAAACGACCAGCAGGCTTACGGGGTGCTGATCGACAACGCCTGTCAGGACTGCGAAGTAGTGGGCTTAACCGCGGCTCGCGTGCGGCACATCGTTACGACGGGAAACAGCACCACAAGCAAGGGCGTTGGGCGTCGTATCACGTTCTCGCATTGCCATTGCTACTCGACCACCCCGGCTCGTGGTGGCGGCGGTGGTGATGCTTTTGACACGCACACCGCGGCTGAAAACATCAAGTTCGTGAAGTGCGTTTCGTACTTTTCAACGGGAGCGGGCTTCAATATCGAGCTGCCGTTGGTCACTCTCGAAGACTGCGAGTCCTACAACTCGACTGATGCGGGGTTCGTCCTGCACAATGAGAGCGACCAGGAGGCGGGTTTTATCCTGACCAACTGTCGCGCGGTGCGCTCTGGAGCCGAGGGGTACCGCATCACGCATCCGACGCGCGGTAGCGTCGCCCGTGTTCGCTTCGCCAAGTTGACCGGGTGTAGCGCCGAAGACACCACGGGCGTGGGCATCTTCGTTGCCAACTCGGTGAGCGCTCTTACTCTGCGAAACGTCACGCTGAAGGGGTGCGTCGTCGTCGGTTGTAAGAGCGCCAACGCAAGTGTGTGGGTGCAAAACGTGCTCGTCGGCGACGTGGATGTGAATGTCTCCGAGCCCACGCAGGTTGCAGCTCAGCTGATTCGTGTGCGTGACTGTGTCGACGTGAAAGTGTCAGGCGTCTTGCGGCACGCTGACGCGGCGACGGGCATCTGCGTTTATATCAATTCGACCACTGCCGGCGCTTGCCAGAAAGTGTTTGTGCAAGGCGTGCAAGCCGGTGGCAATGCCCCCGTGGGGCTTCGCGGCGTCTTCGCTGATACGAACGCGCAAAACTGCCGCCTGGGCGTGAACGACCTGCAAGAGTGCAATACGCCGCTCGACTTGCAGAGCGGTACGGGACACCGCATCTATCAACAGCCGACCGTGAGCGGCAATAACGGCGACACGAGCCCCACGCTCACCGTGAATAGCGCTCGGACGCAGTTGTTCAATAGTCCGATCTCCGCCAATCGCACCGTAACCGCGCCGACTGCGAGTCTCTGTGATGGGCTCGAGTTCGATGTGGTGCGGACAGCCGCGGCCACTGGCGCATTCAATCTGACCGTGTTCGGCGGCAAGGTTCTGCCGGCGGGCAGTGCGGTGACGTACCGCTATAGCTCGTCGCTGGCGGCCTTCGTGGAAGTCAGCTTTAGCACGTTGTGAAAACCCCAATCGAAAGCAGGTAATTCATGGTCGCTCAAAACGCTTCGTCTCGGTCCGGTCAGTCTGGCCCCGTCAGCCGCACGCAAAAGACTGCGAGCGTCACGCCGGGCAACATCACCACTCTGCAAACGCTGGTCGTCGACTTCGCGTTTGTGGGCGCTCGCGTCGGCGATATCCCCTCGGTATCGCCGGCTGCTGCGACCGTCGCCGGCATCCTCATTGGGCAGCCGTACATTCTCGCCAATGACGTGGTGAAGATTCCTTTCTTCAACATCACGGCGGGCACGCTGAACCAGACCGCCATCTCTCTCAACGTCGGCCTGGCTAAGAAGCTCTGAGCCGCGCTCGGGCGCAGAAAGGAACCCCTGAATGGCGGCTGCAAAGATGCGTCACTTCAACTCACCCGAGGAGATCGCGCTCCGCGCTGGGCAGCCAGCGGCGTCCAAGGGTAAAGATTTTCGGCACTACAATCACCCCGACGAGGTAGCTAGGCGCGCCGCGGCGGGGCAGTCCTCGGCCGTCATCGCTCCCCAGCGCGTGCGGCCGCAGCAACCGGCGGGAGCCTGGCCGCCCGAAGGCGAGTCCAACAATGCGCCCGTCGAGACGCCTGTGGTGCTCGTGGATGCTGTCGAGGTCGAGCTCAACGAAAAGCCCGACACGGTTCCGCCTCCCGCTGCGCGAACGCCGAACGACGAGCGCTTGCGGCGTCTCGAGAACATCTTGTTCACTTTCTGCGAAAGCACCGCTGAGGCGCGGCACTTCCGGATGCTCCTGAGCAACCAGCAGGCCGTGACGGACAGTCAGCAAGACCTGGTCAACCGCATGCGCGCGGTGGAGTCCACGCTAGACCAGGCGCTCGAAGACGACGAAGACGACGACGTAGAGCCGGCGGAGCCGGCGCCGCCGACGCGCGACGACAACGGCACTCCGGAGGGCGCGTAGCAGGCGCCAAAAGATAGCCCCCGCGGCGTCGCTAAACGCCCGGGGGCCGTGGTGCCGTGCTGGCGGCTTACATGAGCAAACTAGCTAGAACCCCAACAGCGTCAAGGCCCGGAAAGCGGGCACTGAGTGAACAGCCGCACCCCCGGCCCGCTCGGTGCCCGCTTTCTGGGCCTTTTTGCGTTCAGACGAAAGGTGTTGACCAATGGAAAAAACTCTGATGACGACCCTGCAGCAAGCCGAGCTGCAGGGCAAGATATGGCGGGTGGTCGAGGACTACCGGTCGAAACACGGCCTGGCGCCCCTGGCCGTCTTCGACTTTCTGGTCTCGTTCGCATGGGGCTACGCGCGCCGGCAACCGAGCACTTCAAACGCAGAGATTCAAAACCGCATGCAAGCGCACTGCACGGCGTGCGAGCTGGCTTACCAGCGCGCCACGTCGCCGGCGTTGCCGTTTGAAGGGGGGCGGTGGTGAGCGCGGAGCAACGGCCGCCACGGCCCGGCTTCGGTGGTCTCTTTGTCGCGGGGCTCGGGCTCCTTAGCTCGCTGGCCTCTGCTGAGAGCGTGCCGCCGCTGAACGATGCGGAGCTTCTGCTGCCGGCGATGACAGCCGCGAAACCGCCAACGCTCTGCCCTTGCTGCTCGTTCCCCGCGATTGACCCGGTTCGTGACGACGACGGGTGCTGGACCTGGTCGTGCTTCGAGGGGTGCAACCCATGAGCACGCTGCAACGGATGCGAGCGAAGCGGGCTCGCGAACTGCAAACCGAGCTCCAATCGCTGGCTGCGTTTCGGCGCTCGAGCCGCGTGCACGTCGCTGCAATCGCCAAAGCGTGGAAGCCGTTGTCACGGCGTCTCGCGCGTGCGTTTGAGCGACTGAACGCGACGCTTCCGGAGGAGCTGCAACTAGACCATTCGGTAGCGACGCCGGCGGAGCTCGTCGCCGCCCTCTCGGAGGCGTTGCTGCCCGCGTGGGAAACAACGGAAGCGCTCGGGGCGTTGCGCCAGCTCGGCCCGCGCCTCGCGAAGATTCAGCCGGCCAAGGTGCGCGCTCGAGCTGCGCGCACGGCGGCAGAGAGGGCGGAGTTGGCGACGCTGCAACGCCCGTTGCTGCGCGAGCAGCACGTGTACGAGCAGATGTCAGCGGACCTCGCGGATGAGACGCGGTTTCAGAACCGGCTCCACAATGCCAATATCAGTCAGAAGCTCGACGGGAAGCGCCTCTATACGGATGACTCTTATCGCGTCCAGCTAGCTCGCTGGCTTCGCGAGTACGACGCCAAACGCCGCGCTGCGGGCCTGACGGAGTTGTTCACATGAGCGACCGTGCATTGACGGAAGCCGTGCGTGCGTGCCGTGCGCAGCTCGCCGCGGCAACGAAGGCGGCGGGTGCGTCGTACGCCAAAGCGTTCAAGGTGCTTGCTCGTGAAGCCGACCGCGCCGGCGTCGACGTTTCGCCGCTTGCAGAGCCGGAAGCCGTCGCCGCGGCTGTCGACGTGGCGCTGGCCGACGAAGCGCTGGGAATGCTGCTCGTGAAGCTCGAGCGCAAACCGTCGCGCTCGAGCGTGGCCCCCAAACCAACGAAACGCGAGTCGGTACGTGCGCTCGAGCTGACCGGACCAAACCTGTACGCGGAAGCCGCAAAGGTGCCCGCGTCTGGGCGCTGGCACTCGAACGTGTTTCTTGCGCCGTTGCTCGAGCGCTTCGGTACGACGCCGCAAGCGGCGCGTGCGCGGCTGCTCGAACTGCATCGTTCCGACGAGATTGAGCTTCGTCGCGCGGAGCTGGTCGACTCGATGAACCCGGACCTTGTCCGGCGCAGCGCCATCGATGTGGGGACGTACACGTTTCACTTCTTGGGGCCAAAGCCATGAGCAGCCGGTGCGAACGTTGCGGCTCGAAAGAACACACAACAGACGGGCACGCCTTGGCGGTGCAATTCGGGGACTTCGGTCCGGAGCCTTTTGCGGAAAGTCGTCTCGTTTGGTCGCGTGCCGGCGCTCTTCTCGAAGCTCTGCGTCGTGAACCCGAACTGTTCGCGTGCGATATCGGTGTGGCTGTTGGTGATGTCGTTGCGAAGCACGGCGCGACTGACGACGACGCTGCGTCTGTTCTGCTTGTTCTTGCGGCCACGCTCCTCCTGAGCACTGGCCATAGCAAAGACACCATCCGGACGGTCTTCGAGGGGGCGTTGCAGCTGGCGCCCATTGCCAATGCGGCGCTGGCAAAGCCGCGAGGGCGCGCGTGAGGCGGTTGCGGCCGTTGCGCCACGTCGTGGCGTGCGTGGCGTGCGGTGACACCTTTATCAGCGCCGCTGCGCTTCGCTCGCACTGGGCGGGCGGCTTGCAGCCCTTGTGGTGGCGAGCGCTGCGGGCGCGTCGGAGGGTCAAGCATTGACGGCGCGCCTTCCCCGCCGGAGGCACGAGCGGAGCGGAGCCGCTGCCGTCCTGACGCAGCTACTTGAAAAGGCGCTTTCGGCAGCGTTAGCAGGACGCCCCGCCCGGTCGGCGAACCGTCCCCCTAGTCAGCCCTCTCGCCGGCACGATCCGCTTTTCCCGTCGACACGTCGGTCCACCGAGCCGGCGTGGTGTGGCGCCTGCCAGTACGACGGGCTTTGCCCCGTTCACAACCCCGGTCCCCCGCTCGCACCCACGCTTGCGGTGCGCCTGTCAAGAGCAAAGCAGCGTTAGCCGATGCACGGGACCGCCGCTGCCGACCGCTTTGCGATGCTCGAACGAGCACGCTTGGCGCGAGCGCGGTCCCGGACCGGCCAGCCGTGTGGTTTTGGGGACAGCAGAAAAGACGCGGTGCCAGTCGGCGCGCCCCTTGGCAATACATACGAACAAGTGAGCGGAGCAACGTCCCGCTCACTTCCCGTCGGAAAGCGTGCCAGCACTCCGGCTAGGGCTGTCCCACGGGTCGTCCCTCGGTACGTCCAGCGGTGCGGGTGTGATGCGCTTTACACCTGGGCAAAGGCTGACCCCTCCCGCGTAGCGCGTAGGCCGTCTCTCTGCGGCTCCTGGCGGCACGACGGGCCCTGTGCTCGCTACAACGCGTCCGTCGCGTTTGCGCGGATGCGGGAGGCCTTCGCGCCGCTCCCCCAAGACGGAAACGTCCTGCTCGTGCTCACGCTCGACCGGAACGGCGTCTACTCGGAGGCGCGGTGGAAAACCGCCGACGAAGCGAACGCCGCGCTGAGCAAGCAAAGCCGCAATTTTTTGAAGCGGCTTCGCCGCTACGGTGCGAACCAGGGCTGGGCGGACTTCGGGAGCAAGTGGGTTGCAACGGTCGAGTCGCACCGCTCGAGCTGGCCGCACATGAACTTCGTTATCCACTGCCCAGAGCTGGCGGCAGAGCTGGCAGCGGATTACGAGCTGCGACGTGCACGCGGCGCGACGCATCGCAACGCGACCGTGTTGGACGGCGCGTTGCTGGACATCGCAATGCAAACCGGCTGGGGCGCGCAGAGCGTTGCAGAGCGCGGCCGGAGCACGGAAGCGCTGGTTAGTTACATCGCGAAGCTTGCCGGCATGGCAGACGCGACCATGGGCGAGTTGGCGAAGCTCTCGCAAACTCCCGTCGCGGCCAAGCAAGGTTTTCGTCGGCTCCGCTCGGGAAAAGGCTTTCTGCCGCCGCGTCGCAAAAACCCGGACTACACCGGCACGCTAATCCGGCGCTTGCCGGACCAGCGTCGTTCAGCTTACGCCGCGGTGCCTCTCGTCGTTCTGCGCGACCCGGTTGCGCGTCACGTGTCGTCGATGCTGCTCGAGCTCGAGGAAGACAGGATGCACCGTGAATGGCGCGCACGGCAGCCCCTGCAGTTCAACGAAGAACGCCCCCCGCTGCCGACGCGCGAACGCTTCGAGCTGCGCGGGGGGCGTTACGTCCTAGTCTCCGAACTCTCCCCAGCAGACGACGGTGAGTGCGCCGCGCTCGTCAACGAACCGAATGCGCACCGCACTCCCCTTGTACTCCCGGCCGACAAGCGTACCCCGCCTGATGCGCCTGCACCACACCCGGAAGATGTGCATCGCATCGAACAGGCTCAACTCGCGTTCGTGTACACAGAGCCAATCTTCCAGCTGGGGCGTGGTGACCCGCACGTCGACCTTGAAGCACTTCACCGCGGACTCGAACGGCGCTAGCTCCGCCTCGAGCACGCGAGCAGTCACTTGGGTTCCTCGACTTGTGCGTCGATGCCGAATCGACGGAGGAAGGCGCTGGCGTCTCTCGCGTTCGTGCACCCGCTCGCGACGATTGCAATCAATGCGATGATCTGCCGGCGCCTGTGCGCCTCGGACTCTTGCTCGAACCGTGTAGCTAGGTGCTCGAGCAGTAGTCCGGTTTGCTGAAAGTCAGGCTTCCACATTTAGCGCCTCCTCCTGAATCGCATCGGCTCCGCACGTGTGAGGATAAGCGCGTCACGTTGCGCAAGGTCCGCCGGCATCGTGAGGTCGGGGTGCGTGTAGCGCGCCCCCGTGTACATCGAACCGTGTCCGCGACTGACGAGCTGCCAGCCGCGGGCGAGCAGCCACGCTGATTCCGCGTCGGATAGTGCACGCTCGGTGCTTTGCTCGTCGCGTGTCATCGGTAACCCCCGCGAGCCAGCACGGCACGGGCGCTCACTTGCGACCTCTTCCGGTCGGTTCGTTGCGAGGTTGCTCACGCTGGCGGATGACGATGCGGCGCTCTGCGGCGTGTGCTCGCCAGTGGAGCGGCTCACTTACGAGCGTGAGTTGCAGCGCGCCACTGTCACCTTGCCAGACCGGACCGAGGTCGATCCAAACTGTCTTCCCGTCCTTTTCGAACGGTGCAAGCGCGTCACCCCACGGCGTGTTTTTCTGATCGTTTGCGGCCATGTGGCCCCTGCTTTCTCGAGCGACTTTGGGCGCGCTCAAAACCCAACAGCAGTATACGCCGCGCGGCGCTTTTGTTGGTCTGGGTCAAAAACGCCCCGGGCTTTTTTCGCGAGAAACGGTGGCGGTTTGACGACTGCCCGTCAGTTCTGCGCCAATTGTAGGGAAAACCAGGGGCAAACCCGCCCCGCTGCTAGGAGCACAACGCATGACTGCAAACGCACTCGCAAACGTTCCCTCCCACCTGCACCAGAAAGGGCGCCACGAGCTGATTAGGCACGTGATGAACATCCGCAACGGCATCGCGAAGCACAAGGCAACCGCGAAGCACGCGGGCGTCACTGTCATCGGTGGTCTGCTCGCGAGCGCGGGCGGAGGTGTTGCGGGCGTTGCAGCCGTGAAGATGCCGCACCTTCCGAAGACGAAGATTCGCACGGACCTCGCGGTCGGCACTGCCATCGCGGTCGGCGTTGCGATGGGCGTCTTCGATGAACACAGCCAGCACGTCGGCGCGTTCGCGCAAGGCATGCTCGGCTACGGCACGGGCGACGCCGTTAAGCAAGCCATGCTTGCGAAGGGAGTGAAGCAAGCGGCGTAAGTCGGGGGCTCCCTCAAAGTCTCGCCCGGGCAATCAGGCCCGGCGTTTTCGTGGAGTGAGCAATGTACGATCTGAGCGTGGGTGATGACGACATGGGTGACGACGACGACATGGGTGACGACGACATGGGTGACGATATCGTCGTAGGTGGCGGTCGCAAGAAGCGTCGCGGCAAGAAGCTGAAGGTGAGCCGGATTCAACCGGTGAATCAGACGCAGGTCTGCAACTTCCCCCAAGG